GCCATCCGCACCCTTAAGGATTCCAATGGTCAGTATCTCTGGCAGTCGGGTCTTAAGGAGGGAACTCCCGATACGCTCCTCGGCAGAACCGTAATCACCACTCCGTATATGCCTACCATCGAAGCCGGCGCAAAGGCTATCGCATTTGGTGATTTCCGTAAGTATTGGATCGGAGACCGTGAGGGTATTACCTTCAAGAGACTCAACGAACTTTACGCAACCACGGGTCACATTGGCTTCCTTGCAACCAAGCGTCTCGATGCAAGAGTGGTCGTTCCCGAGGGTATCAAAGTCCTTCAGATAAAGGGTACTACTACTGCCTGACGTTAGGAGGTGACGGTGATGGAAACTTTGCTGATGAAGGTCAAGCAAAACCTTATTCTTGAACATTCGGCTGACGACGCTCTTTTGCAAAGCTACATCACCGCCGCCGTAGCGTATGCAGAAAGCTATCAGCATATCCCCGAAGGGACTTATAAGGAAACCGCAATGCCCGCCACAACCGAACAAGCCGTGATTATGCTTGCCTCTCATTTCTATGAGTCCCGTGACGGAAGCACAGGCGGTTTCTTTGCGGATAATCCGCAGGCGGCAACGCAAGTATGGAACACGGTCAATTTGCTTTTGCGCCTTGACAGAGAGTGGAAGGTGTGAATATGAGCATTGGTAAAATGAACACTTATATTGACATCGGCATTTTCAAAAACAAAAAAGACGCAGAAGGCTTTGCCACTTCCGTTTATGAGGGTGTGGCATCAGTCCGTGCTTATCGTGAAGGGCGGCACGGTTCCCAGAGATGGGCTAATCTTGCCGCCTTCAGCGATGCTACCGACCTATTCCGCTTTCGCATCATTCCCGGTGTTACGATTACAACCGACAACATTTTAATGTGCAACGGTGAGAAGTTCGACATTATTTCCGTTGAGAATGTTCGCGGGCGCGGGATGTACCTTGAAGTAATGGCACGAAAGGTGGTGGCTACCCGTGGCTAAAGCAGAAGTACAACTTCCCGATGAGTTTCTAAAGCGGCTATCGACCTTGGGAGCCAAAACCGATGAAATCTCCGAGCGTGTTCTTGAAGCGGGCGGAGAAGTGGTTCTTGCCAAGGTTAAGAGCAATCTTTCTGCCGTAGTCGGCAGAGATACGAAGGTTGATTCCCGTTCCACGGGAGAGCTTGAACGTTCTCTTGGTATGACACCCGCCAAGGTGGATAGGGACGGTAACCATAATATTAAAATCGGTTTTGCAGAGCCTCGTTCCGATGGCGGCAGTAACGCCAAAATCGCAAACATTCTTGAATACGGAAGACACGGGCAGCCTGCAAAGCCTTTTTTGAAACCCGCCAAGTCAGCATCAAAATCAGCATGTGAGGCGGCTATGATAAAAAAGTTTGAAGAGGAGGTAGATAAGCTGTGAGTCTCTTGGCAGATCTGAATACGGCACTTACACCTTTGAATATTCCTCTTGAAACAGGCGTATTCGGAGATGTCGCCCCGGACAAATACATCGTTGTTGTTCCGCTGACAGATACTTTTGACCTCAGTGCGGACAACGCACCGATGTACGATGTTCAGGAGGCGCGTATCTCACTTTACTGCAAAGGCAACTATGGTGCCGATAAAAATCGTATTATCCGCGCACTGTTCGGCGCAGACATCACGATTACGAACAGACAATACATCGGTTACGAAACCGATACAGGCTATCACCACTATGTTGTGGACGTAGCAAAACACTATGAAACGGAGGAAATATAAATTATGGCAACAATCGGACTTGACAAACTTTATTACGCCAAGATTACCGAGGATGCAGAGGGCAACGAGTCCTACGGCGCTCCCACCTCCTTGGCGAAGGCGATGACCGCAGACCTTTCCGTTGAGCTTGCTGAAGCAACCCTCTATGCGGATGACGGTGCTGCTGAAATCGTCAAGGAGTTTAAGAGTGGCACTCTTTCTCTCGGCATTGATGAACTCGGTGCTATCGTTGCTTCCGATCTCACGGGAGCTACGATTGACTCAAACGGTGTCATCATCTCCTCTACCGAGGACGGTGGTGATCCCGTTGCTGTCGGTTTTCGCGCCAAGAAAGCCAACGGCAAGTATAAGTATTATTGGCTTTACCGCGTCAAATTTGGCATTCCCGCCACCAACCTTGCTACCAAGGGCGACAGCATCACCTTTTCCACTCCCACCATTGAGGGAACTATTTTGCGCCGTAACAAAGCGGACGGAAAGGGTCAGCATCCTTGGAAGGCAGAGGTGACAGAAGGAGATACTTCGGTAGCGGAAAGCACCATCACCAATTGGTATAAAGAGGTTTATGAACCTTCTTATACCGCAACCACAAATGAAGACGGAGGTGCTGAATAATGACAACGGACAGAACCGCAATTATTACAATCGGCGGTGAGGACTATGAGCTTGTCCTTACAACGAAAGCCACCAAGGAAATTGCTGGACGCTACGGTGGTCTTGAGAACCTTGGAGATAAGCTCATGAAGAGTGAGAATTTTGAGATGGCGCTGGGTGAGATCGTATGGTTGATTACGCTCCTTGCCAATCAGTCTCTCCTCATTCATAATCTCAAGCACAAGGATGATCACCGTGACCTTCTTACGGAGGATATGGTGGAACTTCTGACCATTCCCGCAGACCTTGCCTCCTACAAGACCGCAATCACCGAGGCTCTTTATAAGGGTACCAAGCGCAATGTAGAAAGTGAGCCTGACACAAAAAACACGGTGGTCGAGTAAGTGACGAGGAGCTGTTTACTCGGCTCATTTATTATGGCATTGCCCACCTTCATCTTTCGCTTGATGAGGTGGGTCTTATGCCGTTTGGTCTCTTACTCGACCTTTGGGAATGTCACAAACAATTTTCAGGCATATCCAAACCGAAGCGGGAGCATTTCATAGACGATATTATTCCCGACGGAATCTAAACAGGAGGTGGTGATATATGTCAGAAAAATTCGGACTGAAGATTGGTCTTGAAGGCGAAAAGGAATTCAAGTCCGCACTGGCGGAAATCAACCAATCCTTCAAGGTTCTCGGTTCGGAAATGAAGCTTGTGGAGTCGGAATTCGATAAGAACGATAAATCTGTCGAAGCTCTGACCGCCAGAAATGAAGTCCTCGGCAAACAAATCGATGCGCAAAAAGAAAAAATCGAAGTATTACGTGCGGCACTAAAAAATGCAGCCGAATCCTTCGGTGAAAACGATAAGCGTACACAGGCGTGGCAAATTCAGTTGAATAACGCTGAAGCCGCGCTAAATGGTATGGAGCGCGAGGTCAAAAATAATAACGAGGCTATCGAAAATTCCGGCAAAGGAATGGACGAAGCCGGGGAAGCCGCAGACGATTTCGGTAAAGAGGTGGATGACGCGGCAAAGGATGCAGATGAGGCGGGTCCTTCTTTTGAGGGGCTTGGTACCGTGTGCAAAGCAACCGCGGCCACCATAGCTGCCGCCTTCGCAGCCGTTTCTGCCGCCGCCGTAGCTGCCGGAAAAGCTCTTGTGGATATGGCAACCGAGGGTGCGGTTTATGCCGATGATGTACTGACCACCGCAACCCAAACAGGTATCGCCACCGATAAGCTCCAAGAGTATATGTATGCCGCAGAGCTTGTTGACGTCTCTACCGAAACGCTGACCAAGTCTATGGCGAAAAACATCAAGTCGATGGCAACAGTGACCGACGTTGTTGGCGAAGCTACTGTGGATATGGAAAAGCTCGCCAAGGCGGAAGCAAAGGTAGAGACTGCACAGCTAAATCTTGAAAAGGCACAGATTGCTTATGATGAAGCAGTCAAGGCAAGCGGTGCAACCGTGACCAAAGCCTATGCTGCCGTTGAGGATGCGATGCTTGGCGTGGAGTCCGCACAAATCACTTACAACGCAGCCGTTGAAAAGAATGGTGCTGACTCCGAACAAGCGCAAAAGGCGGCTGTTGCTTTGCAAAAGGCACAGAACAAGCTGACCTCATCCCAAGATGCCTATAACACGGCTCTTGCGGAAAGCGGTGATGCTTCTGCATCGGTTCAAAAAGCTGCTATCGCATTGGAACAAGCGCAGATAAATCTTGCATCGGCGCAAGCAGATGTAACGAGTGCTTCACAGCCCGTGGCGCCTTCGATGAACGAAATGACCGAGGCTTACCAGAAGCTCGGTGTTGCCGTTTATGATGCCGAAGGCAATATGCGCGATAGCGATACTGTCTATTGGGAAATCATTGATGCTCTCGGCAAGATGGAAAACGAAACCGAGCGTGATGCCATCGCAATGACGATCCTCGGCAAATCTGCACAGGAACTCAACCCTCTTATCGAAGCGGGTGCAGAGCGAATGGCGGAGCTTGGCAAGGAGGCTCAAGAAGCAGGTTATGTTCTCGGTGACGATGCCCTCAACGCATACGGCGCACTTGATGACCAGTTGCAGTACCTTTCCGTAGGCGCAACAGCCGCAAAGAATGCACTTGGCACGATACTTTTACCCGTTCTTACAGACCTTGCTACTGATGGTGTCAGCCTTCTCGGTGAATTTACCAACGGAATAAAGGATGCAGACGGAGACCTCTCCAAAATGGCAGATGTCATAGGCGAGATTTTGCCGAAGGTCATTGACGTATTTATGGAGCATCTCCCGGTGCTTTTGGATATGATAACCACTATGGTAACCTCAATCGGCTCTGCCATCGTGGACAATCTTCCGATAATTGTGAATTCGGCAACCGAAATCATATTCACAATACTGAATGCACTAATATCGGGACTTCCGCAGATAGCAGATGGCGCACTGCAATTGGTGCTTGCCCTTGTAGATGGTATTATAGACCAATTACCGCTTCTTATCGATGCGGCTCTGCAAGTAATTATTACACTTGTTAGCGGTATAGCGGCAGCACTTCCGCAGTTGATTCCGTCAATAGTTGAAGTGGTCGTAAAAATCGTTGAAACTCTTATAAACAATCTGCCTCTCATCCTTGATGCTGCATTGCAACTCATTATGGGCTTGGCTCAAGGCCTGCTCGACGCCATTCCCGTGCTGATTGAAGCCTTACCGAAGATTATCGACTCCATCATTCAGTTCTTGCTCGGTGCGATTCCGCAGATTATTGATGCGGGCGTTCAACTTCTGACATCGATTATTGGCGCACTGCCGAGCACAATTGATGCTATCGTTGCGGCAATACCGCAAATCATCGAGGGCTTACTGACCGCAATCTTGGGTGCGATACCGCAAATTATTAACGCAGGTGTCAAGCTGATTACTTCTTTGGTTCAGGCTTTGCCTTCGATTATCAAGAAGATAGTGGCGGCAATCCCCAAAATCATAGACGCAATACTCAGCACTTTGCTTGATGCACTTCCGAGTATCGTTGACGCAGGCATAACGCTTATTACTGCTTTGGTAGATGCCTTGCCCACGATTATAGAAACGATAGTTGAGGCAATCCCGGTCATTATCGAGAGTATCCTTACGGCGGTGCTAGAAGCTATCCCGCAGATAATTGACGCAGGACTTCAGTTAATTACTTCGCTTGTAGGAGCCTTGCCTGAAATTATCGAAACCATCGTGGCGGCTATTCCCGAAATTATCAATGGTATCCTTACGGCTGTAATTGGCGCAATTCCGCTTTTGATTGATGCGGGCGTTCAGCTTATCACATCACTCATCGGCGCGCTCCCGGATATCGTGCTTACGATAGTTTCGGCTATCCCCGTGATTATCGAGGGGATTCTTAATGCCGTGATAGGAGCAGTTCCGCTGATTATTGACGCGGGACTTACGCTTATCACATCTCTCATAGGCGCGTTGCCTGAAATCATCTTCACGATTGTCAACGCAATACCTGAAATTATTACGGGCATTATAGACACTCTGCTTGGGATGATACCGATGATTATTGACTGTGGCATTGATTTGCTTACGTCTTTAATTACCGAGCTTCCTACGATAATCGTTACGATAGTGGGGTGTTTGCCAGAGCTTATAAACAGCATCATCAACGGACTTCTCGGAAGTATCGACAAGTTCATTGAAGCGGGCATTGACCTCTTTATGAGCCTTATAACGAATTTGCCCACGATTATTATGGAGCTTGTCAAGGCAATGCCTCAAATTGTTAGCTCTTTGGTAAGTGCTCTTATGAATGGTCTCGGCTCTTTCGTTGATGTTGGCGCAAACCTTGTAAAGGGCTTGTGGGAAGGCATACAAAGCCTTGCTTCTTGGATATGGGATAAAGTTTCAAGCTGGGCATCCGACCTTTGGGACGGCATTTGCGACTTCTTCGGCATCCATTCGCCTTCAAGAAAAATGGCGTGGGTCGGTGATATGCTTATGACGGGTCTTGCAGGTGGTATTGATGAAACTGCAGGTGAAGCTATCGATGCGGCAACGGATATGAGCAAAGACCTCAACGGCGTATTTAATGACCTTTCTGCGGATCTGTCAACAACGCTTCCAAAGGACATAGATGTCAATGCGCACAGCACTATAACCGATGGAACACAGGGTGCGGTGGGAGGCTTTGTTCTTCAACTCAACATTCAAAATTTCAATAACTATACGAGCGAGGATATCACCGAGTTGACTAACGAAATTATGGCAACCGCTGGTGCCTTTGCCCAGAGGAAAGGAGTGGTATTTGCATGAATTATTTTATTTATAACGGTATCAGCTCCAAGGATATGGGCGTTCGTATTAGCTCAAAGGACATCTTTTCCGCCCCCAAGTATGACGTCAAATGTCAGTCCATACCGGGGCGGGACGGAGACCTGATTTTCCCCAACGGAAGATTCCCGAACACAACGGTATCCTATACTTGCTTTATCACCGCAAAAAGCATACAGGAGCTTGCAGATAAAGTAACGGCTCTTAAGTGTTGGCTCTATACCGAACCCGACAGATATCATACACTGTCCGACAGTTACGATACGGCATTTTTCCGAAAAGCAGTTTTTAATAATAAGCTCGATATTTCAGACGAGGTAAACAAGATAGGCGTGTTTACTGTAAACTTTTCTTGTCATCCGATGCGTTTTTCTTACACGGGTCAAGAGAAAGCCACTTATTCTTCGTCTCCGTTTACACTTGTGAATCCGTATCCTTTTGCCGCAAAGCCTTACTTAAAAATAAATGGTCGCGGCACAGGAAATCTCACGATTCAATCGTCTGGCAGAACAAAAATATGGGCTTTTGAAACACTAGACGGATACACCGAATGCGACTCGGAGCTAATGAATTTCTATCACGATACCGAGCTAAAAAACGATACCGTAAGCGGTGACGGATTTCCTACTTTTGCGCCCGGCACTAACACCATTGCCTTTGATGGTGGTATCACGAGTGTAGAAGTTATCCCGAGGTGGAAATCTATATGATTCCCGTTCTTTACAAAGCGAATGCTACCAATTTCTCTACTTACGGAATCGGCACTCTTCTTGATACGATTTCTTGTCAGGTTACAGAGGAAAGAAACGGAAGCTATGAGTGCGTGATGAGCTATCCCGTTACGGGACAGTTCTATTCTGAAATACAAAAGGAACGCTTGATAAAAGCCAAGCCCAACGACACCTCGGCAAATCAGATGTTCCGCATTTACAGAATTACGAAGCCCTTAAACGGCATTGTAAAAATATACGCGCAACACATATCTTACGATCTTACCACCATTGCGACACCTGCAATGGAAGAGGCGGACTTGCTGCCGCAAATGGCAATAGATGCTGTCTTTTCCAATGCGTTAACACCTCATAATTTTACCTTCCAAACCGACTACGAAAACAGTAAGCCCTTCTCG